TTTTGGCTTCGGAAAGAGCAATGGCGATTGCCTGCTTCGGATTGGTGACCTTCTGGCCTGAGCTGCTCTTGAGCTTGCCCTTGCCGTACTCAGTCATCACCTTCGAGATCTTCTTCTCCGCTTTCGTTTTCATACTCGCCCTTTCTGGCTTCGTATTTAGCGATTGCAAGCATCTGCTTGCGCTTGTCAGTCATCTTGGTGATCGGGCCACCCGTCAGCCAGGCTGAACAGGTCCGGTCTGCTGCACACTTGAATTCGAAGAGTTCGCAATATCCCAGGTCTGCCGAGTCCACCACCTCCGGTGCGTAGGTCTCGTCATCGGATTCCTCTTTCTGAATCCCGCCAATGATGCACCCCATCATCTCAGGCGTTTGAATGAAGGCCGAACAGTTCCCGCAGCGCATTGTCTTTGCATTGTCTGGAGAGGTGTTCCATTCCTCTGCTCGCTCTGCCCAGAACTCCTCGTTGTCCAGCTCGGGATTTGCAGGCCCGTAGCCGTACTCCTCGAAAGCGTGATTGCGGTTCTCGAGGTTTACATGGATGTCCTGGGTGGCGATGGGGCACTTCATTTCTTCTTGACCTTCTGCATCTCGATGGCCTCGTACCCCTTGCCAAACTCATCAGCCATCTTGTAGGCCTTCATTGGTTTGGTCTCGTGGTACTTGCGCTTGTTGCGGTTGAGATACTCCTGCATCTCTTTGGCTTTGGCTTTGGTGAACATGAGTGCTCCAAAAAATAGGGGCCGAAGCCCCAACCCGACAACTGCGATGAAGGGTATCAGAATTCTATATCGGGAACAGGAATGTCAATAGGCCATTTTCCCTGCCTCTGAAGCTCTTGGACCGTCCGCTTATGAGCAGCAAGCCACTTCTGCTTTCGCTCGTCCTTGGTCAGTTTGTTTCCCTGGTCGATCTCCCAGTGGCACTTGAGGCATAAGGCAGCGATGTGGGTGTCGCAAGCCTTGATTCCCTTTCCCTTCCCGCCTGACCAGTTCGAGTGTGCGGCTTGGGAGTTCTCATGCCCACAGCATTGACACTGCAGCCCCGCCACGGCTTTAAGGAGTGCTTGGCTTCGGATGTAAGTTTGCTTGGGGATCATTCTGTGGCCCTTACTTGCATTCGTGCGGAGGCTTCCTCTGACCTCCAGATGTCTACCCTCATCCTTGCAGCCTCCAGCTTCCACTTCAGCTCTTCCTCAATCTCTATGGCTTCCTGCAGGCCTTTGAGGAGTTCTTGGTACTCCGGGTGTGCATAAGCCTCTCGCTCTTGAGCATTGGCGGCTTCGTACTTCGCCATTGCGTCTTTCATTAGCAGGGCTTTCTTCGTCTTTCTGAACTCCTCTAAAAAAACCCTTTGTGCTTTGGCTTTGGAGTAATCCCCTGCGTTTCTAATAATGAAGTCCACCGCTGCGTTTGCGTTCATATTTGCACCACACAAATATCTATTCCAGGAACCAACGAATAAACCTTTTTTGCAGATAACCGAACCACTTGAATATCGTCTTTATATACTATTCCATTCATAGAATCCAACACCGCCTTGACCGAGTTATCTATATCCGGGCGTTTTGTAGGGAATTCTTCATTCATCAAGCAGGCCTCTCTGCGGCGTTTGGAGAACGAGGCGGGCACGGAGCACCGAATGTAGAGATCAACGCTCACAGGCCCTTCTAGGGGCTTTGCTGACCCCATTGCGCGCTGTGCCCAGGCCTTGATCGTGGCTTCGTAGGTCTTGGTCTTCTGATCGGTGTAGGTGGTGACGAAGTTCCCAGCCCGTCTGAACCGGGGTCGTCCTTTGCCTTGAGGTGGGCCTTCAACGGTGAATACTACGAAGCTCATTCATTTTTCTCCGTAATTGCTCGGCTGAATCTTTGCCCCGTCTTTTCTCGATATTAGATATTGTGTTTCCCCACCACCCCGATGCTGCTTCGAGGCCCTTCGTGGCTTTGATGTCGTTGAACATCCGAATCCATTCCCGTGCCTCGCATTCCATCCTCCAGGTCTCCTGTGAGGTATAGGGCATGGGTGATGAGTTCTGTGGAGTGGTTGGTTCCATCTTTGACCTCATTCAGAAGTTTGTGGGCTTCAAAGTAGTTCACTCAATTCTCTCCATGCGGTTGCAGCACACAAGGGGACTTGCCCATTTCCAAGGGCCGCAAGCTCGTCCATCCGAGAGGCCACCCCATCAACCAAGCCACCCATTCCGGGTTCAATCTCGCGGGAGGTTTGCTCGGGTTCTCTGCGCCACCACTTCTCGTCCACACAACCGATGGAAGATCGGAATCCCCCTTCCATCCCTTGCTTGGCCTCCTGGCCGCTGCGTCCGATTTCACGGGAGTGGGCCACAATCCAGATCCGGTCTCTCTGATGCGGCGCGCCGACATCTGCTGCTCCCAGCACTCCCCATCGCGCATCAAACCCCAGCTCGGCCAAGTCTCCGAGAACGGTTCCAAGTCCCCGAGAAGTGAGCATTGGTGAGTTCTCCACAAAGACGAATCGTGGTCGTACTTCACGAATGACCCGTGCCATTTCTCGCCACATTCCGCTTCGCTCGCCATCAATTCCTGCGCCTTTTCCTGCTGCTGAAATGTCCTGGCATGGAAAGCCTCCCGAAACGACATCAACAATGCCTCGCCACGGTCTGCCGTCAAAGGTTTGAATGTCATCCCAAATCGGGAAAGGCGGGAGAAGTCCGTCATTTTGTCGGGCGGCAAGTACGCAAGCTGCGTATGGCTCCCACTCAACTGCACAGACGGTTTGCCATCCAAGGAGCTTTCCTCCAAGGATTCCACCTCCTGCTCCTGCGAAGAGTGCAAGCTCTCGTAAAGGGCTTTTGATATCAACCACATTACCGCCTCAGAATTGTTTGGAGTTGCTGACGAATCTCAAGCGGGATCTGCTCTCGCTTCTTACGGTCCTCGTCCAACTTAACCAGCGCAGGATCTCGCTCAGGACGGCTTGGGACGGTGAGCTGTGTTCCGGGCTTCATCTTTTGATTCCGAACCCAGTTGCGCCAGGTCGCATCCCAGTCCAACTTCACGCCCTTCTGACCCGCTTGGGCGATCCAGTAGTCCTTGAAGGAAGCAAACACCTCTTTCGCGTTTAGATCTGGCCTCTCGTCTTTGCAGAAGCTCCACCACTCCGGAGTGAGATAAGCCTGTGGATCAAAGCGCGTTCCGCGCTTAACCTTTGGTTTATGGTTAGTGGTTAGTGGTTGTTGGTTAGTGGTTAGTTGAACATCAGTTGCACACTCGTTCAACACCTGTTCAACACCTGTTGAACTGTTGTTCTTCCTGCGTTCAGCAGATGCTCTACCGGCGTTGGACTTTTTCTCCAAAAACGCTCGGTATTCAGCGATCTCTTGGTCACATCTCGTTTGATGCCAGCCATCTTCTTCAAGTGTGAAAAAGCTGTGGAGAAGTAGCTCGACTTCTTCCTGACTGATCCCAAGTTGAAACGCTAGGACCTTCGGGTTGTTTTGCAGCGGTTTTTCGCTGTCGTAGTACATCCAGAGCAGCCGAAGATAGGCCATTGCCTGGGCATCAGAAAGGCGCGAGGTGGCCTTGATGAAGTCACCGATGTGGTGCTGGTAGTAATGCATCTCAACTCCAACATCCCCCTAAAGGAAACCAACGGCAGGCGGGAGGAGTTCGCTTTTCGGGAGGCTCATGACTTCCTCCCTAGCCGGGTTTCGCAACACTTTACATCAGTTGCAAGTGGTCGTGCAAGTCCTGTACGGCTCTTGGCCGTGGCAGCAGGTCGTGCAAGTAATGATCTTGCCGTTGACGATCATTGTGTGAGTCGTGCAAGCAGCATGGGCATTCGCCCCCAGAAGAAGCAGGGAGCAGATCACAGCGAGTTTTTTCATTCTTTCACCTCAAACCATTCAGGACGCAGCTCTTTGAGTTGGAGAAGCCGAAGCTGCGGGACGGCCTTCCATTGGTAGATAGCAGGTGGTTTGATCCCTAGCAACTTCGCCAGAGCCGTAACACCACCGGCCTTCTGGATCAGGTCTTTCTTGTCCATGTCTTTCCTTGGGTGGGGCCAGCTCTCATAAAGCAGAGTGGCTGCCTGCTGATAATTCGTGATACCAGGCCGCACGGAGCTAACCCGTTCCTGGCCCCGCTTAAGTGTAAGCGAGGTTTACATAAGGGAACTTAGGGAAAGTCCTAGTTCTCATGCCCATAAGACCGCTTATAGTCACACCCATGCCGCTATTTCGCGGTCTCTGGAGCGACAAATGAAGATCCTTCCCTGCAATCGGTGCCAGCACTACATCCATTCAGAGAGAGAGCCGTCAGCGTTCTCTCAGTGCGGCCACCCAGACACCCAAAAGATCGACTTCGTGACGGGGCAGACCAATCCCATGTTCTGCACCACCGTCCGAGCACTTCATGGCCGATGCGGTCCTGAAGGAAAGCTGTGGGCCTACGACGATGCCTTTCCTCCTTCTGAGGAGTGCGAGACCATCGTTTGGAACAAGCTCACAGAAGCTGATCCTCCTGAAGAGATTGGGCTTCTCCTTTACTACAAAGGTGAGGTGTTTTGGGGTGACTGGGATGGTGAGGCCTTCCGTGATGCCTACACCGGCCTTGTCGAGTCAGCCGATTACTGGGCAGTCGTGAAAGGACCGCAATGAGATACGCATACCGTCCCCGCGAGGAAGAGATCGAAGCTCGCCGTTCTGGAGCAATGGATGTGCTCTTTGCCATCTTCCTCGGTCTCTGTGGTGCAACCTTCTTTTTCTTCTTCCTATGATCGTCTACAAAGCAATCAACGCAGTCCAGGCTGAACTGGCTTCCATCGGCATCACCAAGAGCCGCAGAAACCCCCAAGGCAACGGATACAACTTCCGAGGCATTGATGATGTCTACAACACCATCTCTCCGCTTCTGGCGAAGCATGGTCTGTGTATCCTGCCTCGAGTGCTCTCACGACAGTGTGTGGAGCGCAAGTCAAACAACGGTGGGAATCTGTTCTTCATCACCGTAGAGATGGAGTTTGATCTGGTCTCTTCTGAGGATGGATCGAAGCACACCATCAAAACATTTGGTGAGGCGATGGACTCGGGCGACAAGGCCACAAACAAGGCCATGAGCGCGGCATACAAGTACGCAGCATTCCAGGCCTTCGCCATCCCAACAGAAGGCGATAACGACACCGAGAACCATACGCACGAAGTCCTGCCAAGCGAAGACCAGGCGTTTGAAGATGAGCATCTGGACAACCTTCGTGGCGCAGCAATGGAAGGCATTTCTGTTCTAGAGGCAGAGTTCAAGAAGATCCCGGTGTCTGCAGCTAAAGCTAGGTTCTGGACTCGCAACCAGAAGAGCCTGAAAGACGCAGCAATGAAAGGAGCCGCAAAGTGAAAATCAAAGAAGCTCGTGAGCTTGAGCGCGAATACAACGAAACCGTAGAGCGTGGTCGTAAGTTGTGGGAAGAAATAACCCCGATGGCCGATAGATGCAACGAGATTCTTAAAACTTTGCGCGATGCCAAAGTTGGATTTGACGAAATAGCATTGATTTTTGGATCAGAGTTGCAAATTGATGTTGCTGGAAAAGACGAGGATGAAGCGTAATGGAACAACGCACACCAGAGTGGTTCGCTCAACGGGCCGGGAAGGTCACCGCTTCCTCTGTTTATAAGGTCATGGCAAAGACCAAGACTGGTTATTCAGCAGATCGGGAGAACTACCAGGCCCAACTGGTCGTGGAGAGGATGACCGGCCAGCCTGCCAAGACTTACTCCAACGCAGCGATGGAGTGGGGGGTAGAACAAGAAGCCAACGCCAGAGCCGCATACGAGGCCCAGACGGGGAATCTGGTGGAGGAGGTTGGGTTTATTCCTCACCCCTCGATTGAGATGTGTGGGGCCAGCCCAGACGGGATCGTTGGCGAGGGACTCATCGAGATCAAGTGCCCTGAAACCGCAACGATGATTGAGATGCAGCTCAACCGAAAAATCCCAGATAAGTACCTGAAGCAGATGCAACTTCAGATGCGCTGCACGGATAAGAAGTGGTGCGACTTCGTGTGTTTCGACCCGAGGATGCCGCAAAGACTTCAGCTCCTAATCATTCGCGTTGAGCGAGATGAGAAGCTGATTGGGGAGATGGAAGCCGAGATCGTTAAGTTCCTGGCCGAAGTCGATGAGAAAGTGAAAAAACTGGAAGCAATATGAGCAAAGTTCTGTACGAAGTCACCGCCATCGTGGGCACCTACACCAACAAAGACGGCGAAGAAAAGAAGCGTTACCTCCGCATCGGGTCGGTCATTGATACGAAAAACGGTCCTATGCTGAAGCTGGACTGCTCTCCCTTCAAGGAAGGCGGTTGGGACGGATGGGCCTACATGAACGCCCCTCGTGATGACCGCAAGGGTAAATCCGAGGATGTTCCCTTCTAAGCTGCCTTATTATCCGTAATTAAACGAATGGAGCCAATGATGAACGGAGCACACAGAAAAGATGATCCAGAGACCTCGAAAGAGGCTTCTAAACTGGACATCAGCTACTTAGAGGCAAGGGTCTATGAGCTGGTGAAGTTCAGGCCCTCGACAGCAGAGGAGATCGCATTCGCTCTGGATCGGTCTCTTCAATCCATCACTCCCAGGATCGCACCACTCAGGCGCAAGGGTTACATCTTTGACTCTGGCATCACGCGAGGTGGTCTATCCGGGAGACAACGGATAGTCTGGGCAGCATCCGACAAGATTGTTCCCGAGCCGGTGCGGTCCAAAAAATTGGACGAAAAGGAGATCCTCCGAATCGCCAGTCGGCACACCAAGTATATGACCGGCAAAACGGCTTGGGCGATGGATGTGGTGTCTCTCATTAGAGAGTTGGAGGCAAGATGGAACATCAAGTGAAAAAGACGATGCCGCGCATCCCGGTGGGGCATCCAGATTTCAAATGGACTTCGGGGGCCGATGTTCAGGCCACCTGGAAGAGGTATGGATGGGTTCCTCCAAGCGAGGGAAAGCCATTGTTTGAAGAGAAGAAAGAACCCAAGTGGGCCGGGAGAACGAAGTGATCTCTCACAAGCAAGCCCAGATGCTCTCCATGTTTGAGAAGGGATGGGGATTTAAGTTGTTCAACGACCGGCCTGGCTCATGGTGCACCTACTGGTCGCTCGTTCGCAGGAAGTTAATCTGCGATCGAAAGACAGTCACCCACGCGGGAAAGCCAGTTTGCATCCCAAAACTGAGCGAGATGGGCAAGAAAGAATTACTGAAGCATCGAAAGAAACTATGTACCGCAACCTAGAAATTGAGATCCTGCGATGGGCTGAGGCCCGTCAGATCATCCCCAACTCCTCTACAGAGAAGCAACTCCTCAAGTGCGTAGAGGAACTCGGAGAGCTTGTGGGGGCCACTCTGAAAGGAAACAGGGAGGCCCAGATTGATGGCTTTGGAGATGTCCTGGTGACCTTGATCCTGGCGGCTGACCTGGCGGGGTTGGATCTTGTCTCATGCCTGCAGAGGGCTTATGAGGAGATCAAAGACCGCAAGGGGACGCTGACCAAAGAAGGCATCTTTGTGAGGGAAGAATGAAGCTTGGCGAATGGTTTGTCACTCTGTGGGCGATGTGCTTTCTGGCGGTGATTTTTCTGGGGCCATTCGTCACCCTAGGGCTGATGATTAAATTTCTCCTCCAATGAAAGCACTCGTCCTGGCTCATGCCTATCTGATGGGGGCAACCATTCGCACCCCTAAAGAGAACCGATCTCCAACAAAAGAAGAAGTCTTAAAAGCAATCCGTGAAGAACTCAATCAGCAGACAACAAATCGTAAACCTGCTCATCGAGCTTGGACCCATGACCATGCGAGAGATCGCAGACCAACTGAAGATTGATCTGGACCGCATTAGGAGCTTTGTAGGCTCCACACGCCAAAAGAAACCAGGCGTGATATACATCCAGTCCTACCGCAGAGATGAAGAGCTTGGGAGGCTCTACCCAAGGGCTGTGTGGGCCGCAGGAAACCTTCCAGATGCCAAGAGGCCTCCTAAGCTGGGGCACCCAGAATACAACCGCAGAGCGCGCAAGAAGCAGAAAAAAGCAGTGGCTTCGATCTTCCATCTTCATCTTAAGTACGAAAACAATCAGGCCAAACTCAACCTAAGCAAGACCTTCAATGCTCCCGAAGTACACATGGGATAGAGACAGGGAACTCTGTAAGAAATGCGCTCACTACAGACCCATCGAAGACAACCCTAAATACAACTCGGGAGTCATCGTGATGTGCTGTGACGCAAACCCCGCCAGGGGCAGGAGAGGTATAGGGAGTTGTATTGACAACCGCACCAGAGGCCCTTGTGGGCCTTTGGGGTCGATGTTCAAGCCTAGTTCGTTCGCCGGTCTTTGATCTTTTCCAAGATCCGCATGGCCTCGTCCTCAGAGACTGGCATTGCCTCGTTGAAAAGCTCCCCGTTGTCGGCCAGGTTCATGAGCTGAAGAATCAACTCCTCTAGCTCCTCCTGAGTTCCCTCAAACTCATCAAAACACCCAGGAGCGAACTCAATCGTGTATTTAGTCGGCATACAGCTTCCCCCGGAAATAAGCATTGCCATCGTCTCTCACGGCGCAGAACTCAGGATGGAGAAGAACGCCGTTCCTCCAGGTCAGAACCGCAAACCCTGACTGCCAATTTAACCCAGGCTTTCCGAGGCGATAGTCAAACTCCTTCTGGTCATCATCGGCCAGCATCCCTGTTTTGATGCCGTAATGAGTCCCCTTAAATCCTCTATGTGCTTTCGTGCCTAGCTCATGGGTATGGCCGGTCACTGTATGACAGCCTCCCTTTAATACATCGTTCCAGCCAGAATGGATTCCAGCATGCCAGTCGTGCAGGATCACCATGTCATCGTTGACATCAATCCGATCTGAGTCGGACCACTTCGGAAGATGGTCTCTGAGGGTAAACCCTCCTATGCCTTCGTACTCAGGTACTTGAGCGGAGAGGCGAGACTCAAACCGAGCGCAGTGGTTTCCATAAGTTCTGAACAGATGAGTCCCAGGCTGGATGGCCTGCTCAATGTCTGTTGTCCTTTGAATCACTGCATCAAGTTCTTCCTTGACGCTGGGAGGCTTCTTCCAGCGGATTCGAGGATGTCTGCTGATTGATCCACCGTCCAAAATATCCCCGTTTAGGACGACAGCCTTGACCTCAGAGCCAAGATCGACAATGAGGTTACACAGGGCTTTATGGGCCATCGGGATCACTTCTGGGGTGTAGTGAGCATCAGAACCAACTAAGACAACCCCATCGTGGATCTCAAGCCGGTTCACATCCCGGCGAGCGGACATAATCGCTCGCGTGATGGCGGGGTCGTGCTTGACGGCCTTTGGACTGTTTGAGACCAAAGCAACCCCGTATCGAGCCTCAATTGCATCCCGCCGAGCGTAGATGCCGCGAATACTAAGCCCTAGCTGCTCGGACATCCGAGCGGGTGAGCCGCCTGCAGCGTACCATGCGGATATAAAAGCCTCATCCCTCTTTTTGCTCGGGTGCCCCATGTAAAACTCCGTACAAGACTGTTTCAAGGACATTGATGACCGAATGCTCAACAGCATCAAGATTCGGTTCTGCGCCCCGGTCTTGTGCGGCAGCGATCAATTCGTGGAGGAAAACATGGAGCACTTCGTGGAGTGCTGTCTGTGAGAGGGTTTTATCGTTTATCGGCGTTGCGCCGAAATCCCCCAAGCGGTAAGTCGCCAGCTTTGCATCATCGTTGAACTCGATGGATGCCATCGCGTCTTTGGCCTGTTTATGGCCTGGCTCTATTCGCCATCGATGCAGGCCAAGAAGATCCTGCCATTGCTTGACGAAATCATCAAACTGCTCTGCCTGAACTACGGTAGGAACATTTTGATGTTTCGCCATACTCTATAGGCTTGAGAGGAAAAGCTCTCTTTCTGCCTTCCTGCGTTTAACGAGTCCCGGTAATACTTTCCCGCCGCCCTTCGTCCAGTCCATCAGGTGATCGGCAGCAGCCTCCCACTCTCCTCGGTTCGCCTTGATGCGAATCTGAGAGCGTTGGAGGTTCCCTAGCCCGGCGTTGTAAGCAAAAGAGACAAGAGCGTCGAATGCGCCTTGATGCTCAGTAACACCGGGAATAAGCCGAAGAACACCGCGCTCAAAAGTGCCGATGTCATCTCGGAATAAATCTTCCATTTCCTGCTTGGACCACATACGGGAATCCTCAGCCCTGAGCGGATAGTCGCCCCTGAGTTGACCGTTATAGCCTTCTTTTCTGACAACAGGAAGTCGGATTTGGTCTTGGTAGAGAACATGGCCGTACCCAATCGTCCAGATCGTTGCAGGGCACAAATAAGGCTTGAGTCGGCACCCCTCGAAGTGGTGCATCAACTCAATTCCTCTGTCCGAGGTCTTCACTTCTTATTGAATCCGCGAGATCCGAACCAGTACGAAATGATCCCAGAAAGCAGAACCATCTCTTCCTCGCTGAAAATAATCTCAGTGACTCGGAGGAAGTCCTCCAGGCTTCGGATGATGTTGGGGTCTGTGAATGCGTAGTAAGTAATCGCCGCATTGATCGCCAGAAGCTCAAACACAAAGATGTAGGTGATCGTAGGCCTTACAGACCCGATGTAGTTCACCATCCACCGAGAGGCTTTATCAATGATCTTCTTATCGTGGTCCAGAGCCGCTTGGGTCATCTGGGCCTCGGTCTGCATTGCCACTTGCTCGGTGCGGATCTCCTCAATCCGCTGTTGAGCAGCAAAGCCCTGAGCGGCCATTTGAAGATCACGCTCGGCAGAGATCTTCGCCAGATCGCGCTCGTGAGCCTGGTCCGCTTTGGCTTGGAAGAACTCTAAGAGCTTCGGAAGGCCAGAGATTAAAAGACCGCCAAGGGTAGAGATAAGACTTAGCATCAGATCACCATCGCGTAAATGAACAGACCCATTCCAACCCCTCCAACAGCGATAGACGCATACAGGAGGGGCATCATCACTGCAAGAATGGCGGCAGAAGATAGGACGATTGACAGCTGGAGCGCCATACCCGCATACGAGAAGAATGGTGACCGGGATTTCGCGGCATCACGAGCAGCTTCTGCAGACCGAGCCTTCTCAGATATTTCCTCCATGTCGGCTCTTTGCTTTTCTGCTTTGTCTTCACGGCCAGAGGTCTCATAGATGGTCGCCCGTACATTCTTGGCTTGGAACCAGGCCCAGTAGTTATTCGCAGCGATGGTCCCGTTCAGAACCTTGCTCGAGTTGCTAGACCCGTACATCCCGTTTATCGCCAACAGAAGCGCAAAGATGGAGATGGTCAGAGCAGCCCACTGTTTGACATAGGCCTCTCTCTCGGACCTTGAAGCAGTAGGGGAGGGCTTTAGAACCCACATTCACGGGTCTCCTTGCAGTGTCCATATCCAAGGTAAGCCATGTATCCCATGCCTCCTAGAGCAGCCAGGATCAGGACAACACCTATCCCAGTCTCTACGGCTTGAGCAATGGCCTTCCTGCGCCTCTCGGCGGCTTCCTTTTCTTTCCGGGCGTTGTGAGCGTCATCCCGGTTCATCTGGGCCACACGGATTTGGATGTTCTGCCAGACATCAGCATTTCCGCTTTGGAAGAAAAGCATCTTCAGCTCTTCCTCAAAAGCCTTCTGCGACATCAACTCCATCTCGGCCTGGACCGCAGCTCCCATGTTGGAGCCGCCCTTCTTCTTTGCGTGATTGACCGCCTTCGTGCATTCGTGTTTTGCATCGAAGTATTTCCCCAAAAGGGGACCAAGAGACCGCACATCATCAACGGTCTTGGAGGCTTTCTTGATGAGGTTGACGGCTGACGATACAGCCGCCAGCGCGGTCAACGGATCAATCACAGCTTTAACGCCACCGTTAGAAGAAGAATGATGATCGCGCCTGCGCTCCCTATGAGGATCTGCTCCAGGCGTTTAAGCCGAGCATTGATCCCTGCATAGCGTTCCGCGCAGACAGCCTCGTGTGTGCTCAAACGGGACTCCACTTCGCTCACCATTTCTCACCTCAGACAGACTCAATCCAAGAAATAGTCGCCTCATTCCAGTTATAACGCTTAGGAGGCTCTCCAGTACCAGCATCAGCAGGCATCGGAATAGGAGCGCCCCACTGGCAGGTTTCCTCGTTTAACACCCAGCTTGCAAAGGGCTTTGGAGAAATAAAAGCATCACGCTGGGCATCAAACTTATATCCAATGCCTGCATAGTTCTTACGAATCCGTCCGTTGTAGGAGGTTTGCTTCCAAATCCCACCGAACAATGACTCGCAGAAAGCAGCGCCAATGTGCTCCTTCTCGACACCAAAGGCATCGGAGCAGTCTTTGTTGTCAATCACGACAACGCGCAACACGGTGCCGTCTGCGTCAATCTGTGCAAAGTGAGCCATTTAAGCCTCCAGTTTCAAACCAGTAAGTTCCATTTCATCGCCAACAGATCCAACGGGAAAGGTGTTGAACGACATCGAGATTCTTGTAGTTTCACCATCTACAGGTGGAACATTGTGCTCAAGTGAAGAAGGGAAAAGAATCAGCCTTCCAGCAGTAGCCTCAAACCACCAAGACTCAGAGTTATACAGATTCCAACTCTCAGGAGGAAACTTCATATGTTGCCAGCCTGGGCGATGGAAATATATCCTGTCGTTTGGGTTTGTTTGAGCGTAGAACACGCCAGAGATAAAAGAGTTTGGGTGAGCGTGCTTATGGTGAAACTGTCCTTGCTTGGAGTAGTTAAACCATGATTGCGTCACCCGCAAGTTCACATCGTGTTTCGGGTTGGTCGTGGCTTTGAAGTATTCAGCAACACAGTCCTCCACCCATCCACGCAGGGGAGTCATAACCTGATCGCACAAAACAAAATGGTTTGCACTGGTGGCGTTCCCCTGATTATGACGGGTGTCTTGTCCCAAGATAAAGGAATACTCTTTCTTAGACAGCGGCCTGCCTAAGTCGAACATCCCAATCGGGACAGGAAAGAGGTGTTGCATATTCATTGCAACGCCATTTCTGCCGCTTGTTGCCGAGCGTCTGAATATCCGCGTAACTGCTCAATCTGTTCTCGCAACCAAACGGTGTTAATTGAGTCCTCAAAGGCTTTTACCTTTTCCATCGTTTCCACTACCTCTTGCCAAGTTGGACATGGGCGCGGGTCTTCCCACCGGGTGAACATCGTGTTGCTGATCTCCCACTTCGCGCCAGGACGAAGAAGGTGCATTGCAGTGTCGATACCGTAAAGCTGGTAAATCTTCATGGTTAACTTAACTTGATGATTACGATGCCGGAGCCGCCTGTTCCACCGTTATATCCAACAGACCCACTGGCACTTCCACCGCCACCGCCACCGCCAGTATTTGCGG